TGCGCTCGAGGGTGATATGACCACAGAGGAAGGTCAAATCCCCGTAAAATTCGAAGGACGTTCTGGAACTGAGGTTCCAGCCTAACAGAAGATAAACGGAGTATTTAGAATGAAAAAAACAATAGTAGACACAGAATTCAATGAAGAAGAGAATACCTTTATCAACGAAGAGAATTCAGCTCCCGACGTTGGAGAAGATGTTCATTACATTTTACCCGTTCCAATCGATTTAAAAAAACAGATTAAGAGCGGGTCGAAGGTAATTACTAGAATTGAATTCAAGAACGAATTGACGCTTGGTATGCTTGCCCATATTCCCGTCGGACAAACGGGTACAGGCATGAAGATAGGTCACATGATACCTATGATTTCCGGCATGACCGGAGAGCTTCCTGAGACAATTAAAAAATTGTGCTGGGAGGACGCTCAAAAATCAATGGAGATAGTGAACTATTTTTTGACATCTGGCGAAGACGATGTGGAGACTGGCGTCACGACATAAGGCTCATCGCACGAGCGTATAGATGGTCCCCAGTTACCACTATTTACAAGTTCACAGCCGACGATCTTGTATTCTGGGCAAAAGCAGCTGAGCGCGACTTTAAATAGAAAGCGCTAAATGCCATCGACTCCTCCAATTAGAATTCCGATTATCGGCGATGATCGGTTTACTAAAAAATACAACAGGATAACGCAAAACATAAAGCGCGTTAGTCGCGGTCTTACGTCCGCAGGTCAGTCCATGACTCGATTTGTGACTATGCCTTTGTTGCTAGCAGGAGGAGCGGCTGCAAAGGTCGGAGCGGACTTTGACTTCATGTCTCGCAAGGTTGAGGCAAAGGTTACGGTCACTAGCAAGTCGATAAAAGACCTACGAAATCAAGCGAAGGAATTAGGTCGGACAACCGTTCACACCGCGCGAGAAGTTGCAGGAGCTCAAGAGAAACTCGCTATGGCTGGCTGGGATTCTCTTGAGGTGTTCCAGGCGTTGCCAAACGTGCTCGCGTTGTCTACTGCGACTAGTACGGAGTTAATTCAGACCGCAGATATCGCATCGAACGTTATGCAGGCGTTTGCACTATCTACGACGGAATCTGGTAGAGTTGCGGACGTATTTGCTACCATTGTCGCAGGCGCCAACGTTGACATGGAGATGCTCGCGGATACTATGAAATACGTTGCTCCGGTTGCGAGAGAATTCGAGATGAGTCTAGAAGACGCAGCTGCCGCATCTGGATTCTTAGGTAATATGGGTATACAGGGCTCGCTCGCTGGAACTGCGCTACGTACTTCACTGGTAAACATTACCGCACCTTCTGCAAAGGCTAAGAAGCTATTCAAAGACATGAACCTGCAGCTAACCGACGGCGCAGGCAATATGCGCAACTTTAAAGATATTCTTGGTGATATGTCGGCGGGGTTGTCGGATTTAACGAAGCCTCAGAAAATTGCAGCCATAAAAGAGATATTCGGTAAGCGTGCGATAGCGGCTGCGTTGCCTATGGTTGGAGATGTCAACACTTTCAATTCTAGTTTACGCCGACTGTCAACCACATTAACAGAAATGAAACCGGGCGCTGCTCAGAAGATGGTCAATATAATGACCGGAGGCGCGACAGGTGCCTTCAAACGTTTTACGTCTGCGCTCGAAGGAGTTGCGATTGCGTTTGCCGAGAGTGGGTTGCTCGATAGTCTTGCGTCTATGGCCGACACTTTGGCGAAGGTATTTCAAGAAATTGCGGAGCTTAACCCGGAAACGAAAAAGATAATTCTACAGGTTGCTATGTTCGCAGCGGCGTTGGGACCTGTGCTTCTAATCGCCGGTCAAGTAGTAGGAGCGATAGGTGGCATATTGGGAGCGATAGGCGCAGCGGGCGGACTGGCTGCGTTGGTAGCGTTGGCTGCGCCGATTGTTGTATTGGCAGCCAAAATAGGGCTTGTAGTGGCCGCAATAGCATTCCTATGGGATGAGTTGGAGCCTATTCGAACGGCAATACAGGAAGGATTGGGTAGTGCATTTAGTGGGGTGACACCTATACTAGAGGATGCATGGGAAATAATAAAAGATGTTGGCGCAATCATAAAAGGTCTGGTAGGTGCGATTGCACCCTTAGTGGGATGGAGTGTCAAATGGGTAATGGCGACCAATCCGCTGTCTGTAGCTTTTAAAATTCTTACTAAAGTTTTGAGACCGTTTGTATGGCTCGTTAAAATGTTCTGCAAAGTTGCTCGCCTTGTCGGCAAAATCATAGGCGACTACTGGGGACCTAAATTCAAAGAGGCTGGAGAAGGAATTGGATACCTATGGGATCAGCTGGTAGGTTTTTTGAAACCTGTTAAAGATGCGATAAAATGGGTAACGGATCTTGGTACGGGACTAGGTATTCTTGCGGAAAAATGGATTGATAAAGAACTAGGGGATGAAAAAGAACTAAAGAAAAAAGTAAAAGTTAATACCAAATTCACAGGTAAATTCTTTGCAGACGAAGGGGTTCGCGAAGGTATGGACGACCCGTTTTTGTTTGGGCTAGGCGAAGGTGCAGATATTAATAAAAATATAAACTTCAAACAAAAATCAGAGGTCAATATTAGATTCGCCAATCTTCCCAAGGGAGCGACGGTGGAGAAATCTGGAAACGTAAATATCAGCAACGCGGATACCGGCGAGTTAATAGGAGATACTTTGTAATGGTTGCGACGTGGATAAAGGGATATAAGCAAGCCTCCTTCAGAGGTGTTCCGTTTTTCATTCGAGCGCATACTTATTCGAGCGGAAGGCGTCACGCTGTCCACGAGTTTCCAGATAGGGACGATGTTCTATTTGAGGACTTGGGACGAAGCCAGCGCACATTTAATTTAACTGCGTATATTGTCGATGATAATTATTTCGAAGCGAGAGAGAATTTAATCGCAGCGCTCGAAGATGAGTCGACACCAGGTATATTAAATCATCCTTATAGAGGGATATACCAAGTAGTTCCAGGGCCGTTCACGGAGACCGAGACCACGGAAGAGGGACGCGTTGCTAGATTTAATTTAACGTTCCACGAGTCGCTTGATTTGGGGCTCGTACAGATATATCCAAACGCCGCCGCGCGCGCGCGAGCAGCGAAGCAAAGTTTACTAGAAAAGATACTCGCATGGTTTGAAAACGCATACGATATCGTGAGTACTCCTGTTAGATTCCTGGAGGACGTCAACGATACAATCGACGAAGCTTTTCAAGTTGTAGATGCAGCCAAAAAACTCGCAAATACACAGGCTGAGTTCAGGCGTTCTCTCGAAAATCTACAGGGTAAAGTTATAGCGCTTTCTTTGAATGCAAGTCTTATCGCGAGTAGCTTCGACGACCTGATAAATTTTGGAACGGATCCGGGTTCTAGTTTATTGTTTAACGCGACAGCGGATAACGCAGACCGACAGATGAGAGAATTGTATGAGATAGTGGAGTCGACAGCGACTCCGTTTGTAGATACGCCGACCGATATTAGTCAAGACGAAGACTATCCTGCGTATCAGGTTCAACAGGTTATGAAGATGACCGCAACAGGCGCTCTAGTTGGGTTGATAACACAGGTTCCGTTTGGGTCTCAGCAAGACGCGCTAGACGCTAAAATAAAATTGTTTGATTTAATAGACGACATTTCTGGAACGTCTTTTGTAACAGATGATATTTACGAGACACTTAGAGACGCAAAGTCGGCTATTAACGACGACCTTGACGAGCGTTCTATAAACCTTCCGAGACTAGTGGACTTTGAGTTACCAGAGACTAGAAACACACTCTTAATAACGAACGAGATTTACGGAAACCTCTACAACGAGCAGGACATAATCGATAGAAATAAAATTATACATCCGGGATTTGTTTCCTCGGGTGAACCGATACAGGTAAAAGTCAATGAGTGACGATATTGTAATGCAGCTGGGCACCTCTGATTTTACAGGGTGGAAAAGCATCTCAGTGCAAAGAACTATGGAGAGTTTTTGCGGAAGCTTTACAGTTCAACTTGTCGATAAGCAGGGCTCTGCTACGAGTCAGATAACAGAAGGAATCTCAACTAAATTGTTTGTCAAAGAGGATTTATTTGGAGCGAATTTTCCTCTTATCAACGGATACATCGACGGAGTGAAATTAAAGCTTTCCGGCCAGTCGACACAGATGTCGATTCAAGGTAGAGACATCACCTGCGATATGATAGACAGCGCAGCGATTGTTCCCTCAAATACTTGGACTAAGGCAAAATTCAGTGACATCGTTCGAGCGATTGTTTTGCCGTTTGGTATTACGGTTGACACATCTCAATTAATTATCGACGAGGAGATAGATAAATTCACCCTGCAAAACGGAGAGACTGCTTACGAGGCTATCGAGAGATTGTGTAGAAGTCAGGCTGTCCTACCGCTGACCGACTTCGAGGGGAATCTACTGTTGACGTATTCAGCCGACACAACGGTCAAGGCAGACGAGGACTTAGTGGTAGGAGATAACGTTCTAGAAGTAGAGCGCGAAGCGTCTTGGGCGGATAGATATTCAGAGTATTTCTGCAGAGGACAGCGATCCGGAAAAGGCAAAGCATGGGACGGTCGTATTACTCAGATGGTAGCAGTTGCAACCGACTTGGCTATCGATAGATATCGACCGATGGTTTTTATGAGTGAAAACAAAGCCACCGATAGAAACCTACAATCGAGAGTTAATTGGGAGGCCCAAGTCAGAGCGGGACGAGGCACGTTTTATAACGTAGTTGTCCAGGGATGGTTTCAACATAACGCAATTACACGCGCGAAGACACGACTATGGACGGTAAACGAAAGAGTCAATATCAAAGTTCCCAGATGGGGAGTGGACGAGCAGCAACTAATCACAGCCGTAGATTATCACATCGACGAATCAGGCGGAAGAAAGACTAGGCTCGTTTTGAAAAACGTAGACGTCTATAAATCTAATCCGACGGAAGAGGTGGCTCTCACATGACATTTGCAAAGAAAGTAACAGGTCGACTTCAGATGATGTTTTGCAAGGGACTCTTGTTGCTCGCAGACGATACAGACGAGGTTCAACTGGTTAAGCTAACCGCCAACGACGGAGAAGTTCAAGACGGAATAGAGCGTATGCAGGACTATGGATTTAGCAGCAATCCACCTGCAAACAGCCCGTCTATAATTGCCTACATCGGTGGAAATAAAGACCATGGTGTGATTCTAAAGACAGACGGCGGAACCAGCAGATACACAGGGCTTCAGATAGGCGAGGCCGTTTTCTATTCGATGTTTAACAACTACATTCTTCACAAGGCGGGAGGTATTACAGACGTCGTAGGAACTATGATTAATTTAGGCGCGGACGCTGGGGTGGTTCCCTTGGCTAAAATAACCAGCGCGTTTAACACAGCGTGGACCACTTATTTTGGATTAGCTGCGACGGCGTGGACATCATTGGGAACAGAGGCGGCAATTACAGGATCAAAGGACGCCTGTGATGCAGCCGCAGCCGCAGCGACTACGCTCGCGAGCGCTATCGCTCCGACCACGAAAGTGAAAGGTATCTAATGCCTGAGACGCTCACACAGACCGGAGATATTAAGTTCTATTTCGACGGGACACAGGCGGATAAACTAGAGTTCGCAAATATTAAAATCTCTGGATACGACCTCTATCGAGACCCAGGCTTCGAGACGGCTGTTTTGATATCGTTGTTTTCGAACCAGAGAGCGACGCTAGAGGATAAGCTACCCAATAGAACCGATACACGCGGAGGATATTGGGGAGATGAACTTTTAGAGCTTCCACTTGGCTCAAAATTGTGGCTATTGGGACGTTCTAAAATAGACAACGATACTCTCACAACCAGCGAGCAATACATAAAAGACGCACTGAAATGGATGGTAACAGACGGTATCGCGGACAGTATCGAAGCGACGGCCACTAGAGCGAACGTCAATCAAATCAACTGGCTAGTAAATATAAAAAAGAAAACAGGCGATAGCGTGTTTTTTAAATTCTTTGTCAATTGGAAATTTCAAACAACCGGAGGGCTTGAGTAATGCCGTGGAGCAGACCTACATTAACAGAAATTTATGAACGCATAAGAGCTGACGGAGAGACGCGCGTAACCAGTGGAGTGAAAATACCGAGAGTATCTCTACTGGGAATTATCTATCTTGTTTTCACAGGTGCGATTCATCTTTCGTACGGATTTTTAGTATGGTTGGCGAAGCAGCTCTTTGTCGATACTGCGGAGACAATTGGTCTCGATAGGTGGGCAAACATTTTAGGTCTACCGAGAAAAGCGGCGACGTTCACTACTGGAACTGTTACCTTCGTCGGAACTGTTTCGAAGGTAATAGAAGCTGGAACGCTTGTCCAGAATTCAGATGGGTTTCAATACGCGACAGACGAGATACTCACGATTAGTATTCTCACGACTGCGACAGGCACGGTAACCGCTACCGACGATGGAGAAGATTCAAACACGGAAGACAACTTCTTAACGCTGGTCTATCCAGACGTGGACATCAATACATCCGTCACTGTGGTAAGCGGATTCGACGACGGGCAAGCAGAGGAGACCGATGAGGACTTGACAATTAGATTGTTGCAGAGATTTCAGAATCCTCCATCCAGCGGTACTCTAGGTGATTACGTGCGTTGGGCTCTCGAGGTAGACGGAGTGGGTAAAGCGTGGAGTTTCGGAGCGGAGGACTGGGCTGGAGCAGGCACCGTAGGGGTAGGAGTTGCAGACTCGAATTTAGAGCCCGTCTCCGGTTCTATCTTGACGGCTGTTGAAACCTACGTTGATTCGGTTAAACCAGAGCCCGCAGCTGTGGATTATTTTAATATCACCGACGTGGTGATTGATTTCGAAATTAGTATTTCGCCAAATACAACAGCTAATCAAACTCTAGTAGAAGCCAATTTAGAGGAGTTGTTTCTATCGACTTCGTCTCCGGGTGGAACGATAAAAATAACAAACATTAATCAAGCGATAATATCCGGAGGTCTAAACGACTTTGAGATTACCGCAATGGAACAGGATTCAGTTCCCATATCCATCGCTAACATAGTCAACACAGGAACAGACACAGCGCGCTACGGCTCGACAACATTTGCGAGTTTATAATGGCTCAAGAATTTGAACAATTTGTAATCCATCAGAAGTACTACGAAGACGACTATCGTTCGATGCTTCGCGGATTATTGCCTCGCGGTTTAATATGGGGATGGGATGCCCTTATTTTCTCGGAGATAATTCAGGACGTTATCGGTGGCGCGGATATCTGGCAAGACCATATCAACTCTGGCACCCAGACGCAGGACGTCTATACCCAATCGACAGACGCCTCGGGAAGTCTGTTCGGTCGGTTCTGGTCGGTATTTGCAGCCGAGTTAGAGCGCCTAGAAACCGACGCTTGGGACCTGCTCGCAGAGTCCGACCCAGGTATAGCAGTTCAGCTTTTAGAGGACTGGGAACGCGTGTTAGGCCTTCCTGGTGAGTGTATCGATACATTACCGAGCGTCATGGACCGACAGAGAGCAGCCCATGCGAAACTATTCGACGAATATTCCACAACTACAAATCAATGGTGGATAGATTACGCAGCTACGTTGGGATTCGTAATTACAATTACAGACTCGGAGACCGTCGGACCTAGAATCTGTGGACGCAACACAACAGGAACCGCAGGGGATACGAGGTGCGGAGACGCTCACAGGGTAGGAGGAACGAGGGGGGGACATAGTACGATTGTGATAACGGTGGTTTCCGGAGATGGAAATCTAGAGCAGATGAAATGTATTTTCGAAGAGGGCGACAACGCGATTAAACCCGCTCATGTTGTGATAGTTTGGATAGGTCCTGACGTTGTGGAGTTTACCCATTCCGGCGTAACTACATTTTCGGCGACTACTACACTGGGAGTTGGAGAGAAGCTTACTATCGATTGGGGTGATTCATCTGGATTTACAGAGTACAACGGGACTGGAGTTAGTCAATCCATAGGACATGAGTTTGCAGATACAGCGTCCTACTCAGTGAAGATGTATTTCGACTTGGCGGAGATGTACACGCTTGACGCTAACACAATGGGTGTATCCGGCAACCTCTCCGAGTTTGCCATTATAACAGATATTACATCGTTGAATTTGAGTAGTACGGCGATTGCATACGACGACCCGATTAACTGGGAACCGTATAACGGGATTGTTTTTGATTGCTCGGATTGTGCATGGACTCAATCCGAGGTGGACAACTGCCTGATTGATATGGACGATAGCGGTGTTGAGAATTCAACCATCACAATCGACGGAACAAACGCGGCAAGGTCGGCAGCGAGCGACGCTGCGGTAACGAATTTAACCACACGAGGCTGCACAATAAGCGTGAATTAAGGTTTTAAAATGACTGAAAACAGAAAAATCATCAGAATAGCGGACGCAATAAGCGCAATCAGTAATCAGCAAATAGCTATCGAAACAACCGTCGACACCGACCTGAATTTCAAAATGTGGGGCGGTAAAGACGCAGATGGAAACGTCACTAAATGGCTAGCTAAAGACAAGGCTGCGCAAGTCACCACGGCGACGTTAACGGGTGGAACCACGACCGGTTCGACCGGGTTGATGTCTCACGATACAACAGGACTTCTCGCTGGGCAGATAAATACAATGGTGGAGTTAGAAGCTATCGTTACTGATATTGACTATATTAACGCTGCTCTTTTCGATGCAAATACCATACTGTCAGCAGACACAGATAACACTCCAGCGGCCCTAACTGTTCCAGAGCAAACCTTGATAGGTAGAATAACATCTGGGAACATAGATGCGCTAACCGTGTCGGAAGTTCGAACGCTTTTGGATTATGGTTCGGACGAAGTCGACAACGATTCTGGCGTCACGGGCGTAACGGTTACAAACGCACTTGACAATTTAAGCACCGCGATAGGTGCTCTCACTCTCGACGACGCATACAACGCAGACGCAGGCGCGGCAAATATCGATGTGGATGCAGGGTCTGTTTCGTGGACCATTACCGGTGCATATGATTTCAATATTGATCTCGGTGCCGCTGATGATACTTATGGATTCAAAGTTTTTGATGATACCGATTATTTTAGGTTGCATAGATTGCAACCGGAGTCAATTATTTTAGATGCTGAACTTCACGAAGCTAATATCAATGTTCAGGGTGATATGAGTTTAAGTGGCGGCAATGGCCTAAATTTAGATTTTACAACTATCAGTATCAATTTAAGAACTTTTCTTACTGATGACGGTACTACATTTACAATTCTCCCGGCCACAGGAGATTATGTGAGAATTGGCGACGCGGCAACGGCGAGTTATTGTACGACCAATGATGATTTTCATGTCTCCGGACTTTTGGAAGCGACCGGGGTTTTCCATGCCGGTGGCAACATCATTCAAACCACAGGCGGCAAGATATACAAAGACGTCGCAGAGCCTATCATTATAGGTGATGCGGGTGGAACGCCTGGGATTGTTACGGATAATGATAGTCTCTATGTTAACAACGCGCTTGAGGTGGATGGGGGATCTTATTTAGCAGGTGCGCAATTCTCCGCCAATATTAGTTGTGGCAGTAATGTATCTGTGAGAAGCACCGCCGGCGACGCATTTGGCAGTTTTATGCCAAGGTCAACAGTGCAAACGATACATACAACAGCACTAACAACGGGCACCACTTCGAACGGTATATTGATATGTGAGTCCCTGGATACTGGTTTTAACTTTGAACACGCATTGCAAACAAATCCAACTATCTATTTACACAGCGCAAATCAATCAACTACCCAATGGATGTCCCTCACCCACAACCAAACCAATGGAGTAATAGCAGCGGGCGCGGGTGGGGTGCAAATCAATGGTATGCAGATGGGCAAACAAGGTACAGACGTTGCAAGCGCTAACGATGCAACTCTTACAGCAACGGGTAATTACTTTGACGTAACAGGCACCACACAAACTAATACGCTATCGATACCGACCGGATGCACAGCGGGCACAATTATAACTCTTCAATTCGATGCTAGCGTAACAGTCAAACATGCAACGGCGGGCGCAGGTGCTCTATTTCAACTAGCAGGGGCAGGTGACTTCTCAGCCACGGCGGGTGATACTTTACAGCTAGTGTATGACGGTACTTACTGGCGTGAGGTTGCGAGGACTGTAATTAGCGCAAGCTAGTGGCTACAAAAATAAACTTGAAACAGCATAGGAGAAAACAATGAGTGACAATATAGACAACATGCAAGAGGCAATAAAACAAATCAACATATGCAATCGATGTGTAAGAGCGTATGAAGATACAAAAATAATAATAGCAGAAGAGGAAATAGAAATTCCTGATGAAATTATAACAGCATTAAAGCAACGATTCGTTGCAGCTCGTACAGCGTGTAAGAATGCGCTGAATGCTGTTAGCAGTTAAAGGTGAGGAGATTTTAAATGCATCGAGTAGACGCAGACGGATACAAGACAGTATCGGGTAAAAGACGATTTGAAGACCAATCACTTCCAGGCACAGCGGGCACATTAGACGCAGAGTTGTGGAAGAACGCAGTTCAAGAGGAGCTGTGCAACCTGATTGAATATACCGGAATAACGCTCAAGTCAACAGGGTTGATAGACGAGGCGTCGGGTTGGAACCAGCTGAGACAGGCTATTTTTTCAAGCGCTAAAATAGACTCCGCAGCGATTACAGATGGGGCTATCAACGATTTGAAGCTAAACACAAACGCAGTAACGAACATTAAAGTTAATGACGTATCCGTGGCTAAACTAACAGCGGGCACAGCAGGCACAGACGACATCGCCATCACTCTCGTAGCAGCTCCCAGTACGTTCAACTGGCTGCAGAACGCAGAGAAGGTGAGGTACTCAGAAAACGACACGGTCAACATATTCACGTCTGAAATGAGAGCCGACTTTCTATCCATAGATACAGACAGCACTACGTATGCGAGACTAGAGTCTGATTTTTTACGTTTTACGGGTAACACAAATCACAC